GGTTGGGTGTTATGAAGTACAAACCAAAAGCAAAAAACGTTAAACGTTTAGAACTATATTTAAAAAAATACTATGGCAGAAATACGGATAAGCCAATTAACGGCAAAGGCAAGTAATTTAGCAAGTACAGACGAATTTGCAATAGCTGAAGATGACGGTGCTGGTGGTTATGTTTCTAAAAAGATAACAGGCGCAGAATTAAAAAACAGTAGCTTAATATTTACAACTAATAGCACTTATAACTTTAGTTTAGTAGATGCAAATAAGACCGTGTTTTTGGCAGATGCTACAAGCGTAATTGCAAGAATACCTAACAACACTTCTGTAGCTTTTGATATAGGAACACGAATTGAACTAATACAAAACGATAGTGGAAGCGTTCAAATAGTACCTGTAAGCGGTGTAACATTAAAAAGCGAAGGCGCAAAAGATAGTCTGTCAGCGCAGTATTCACAAGCAACACTATTAAAAACAGACACGAATACGTGGTATTTATTCGGTGAAATAACAACATAATAAAATGGCAAATACAATAGGTTTCGGACAAGCAGCAATAAATAATACCATTGACTACGGTCAAGGCGCAACAGACAATACTATAAATTGGGGTAAAAGTCAAACGTTATCGCCAGGCGGTGAAACAAACATAACAGGAACGCCAAGTACACCAAGCTTCACAAATACAAAGAGCATACTATTAGACGGTGTTGATGATTATGTATTAATAAACAATAACGCAAATATTGATTTTACAAGTGCGTTTTCTTATAGTGTTTGGTTTAAAACCACAGATACTACAAACACAATGGCTTTAACATCAAATTCAACAAAGTTTTTAGTTCAACTTTATTCTCCAACCACAAGGATAAGATGTCAAATCTTTGACGGTTCGGCAAGTGTAAAAAATGTAGATATAAATGCAAGTGGTTATAATGACGGAAATTGGCATCATATTGCTTTTACAACTGATGCTTTAACAACAACCAACGGCATAAAAGTTTATTATGACGGAGTATTAACAAGTCAAGGCACTTTAAGTAATAGTGGTATAAGAAGCAGTGCGTTTGATTGGCAACTTGGTAAACACACAAGCACTTGGTTATATAATGGTCTTATAGATGAAGTTAGTTTATTCAATTCAGAGTTATCTGCAAGCGATATTACTGCTATTTATAATAGTGGAGTTCCTACATCATTATCAAGTTACTCAAGTTTAGTTTCTTGGTGGCGTTGTGGAGACGGAGATACTGCGCCTACATTGACAGACAACGGAAGCGGAGGCAATGACGGAACAATGACAAACTTTACAACTTTTAGCACAGATGTGCCAACATAAAAACAAATAAAAAAATGAGTACAAGAATAGCAGACACTTACGCAATAATAAACATTGCAGATTTACCAAACATTGACTTCAGTCAAGTAGGCGAAACTGACGAAAACACGATACGTAAAAGTTTAGACGAAACACAATTCGTTTTAAAGTGGAATACAGAACCAAGCTTTATTGCTGACGGTACTGTAACGCCTTTGCAAACTTTAACGCACGATGAAGCTTTAGCGCTTATGGCTTCAGCAGAATGGTCAGAGCCTATACCTGTAGAATAATGCATACGAAAGTTTTAGCAATATTATATTTCGTGTTTGGCTACATTGCAGCCTTTGGAATGTTCTATGATAATACTTTCCACGTAAAGGCTATTGGTTGTTTCCTTGCAATTTATCTAACATACCAACTTACCGAACAACTTGAACAATGAAAACACAGTTACTTTTGCTAACAACTAAACTAAAACTATATTCAATGCAATTATTCGCTATTGTTAGCAGCTTCTTTTTGCCTATATCTGGCATACTTATTTTAATCGGTGTTTCTGTAATTGTTGACACTATTACAGGCGTTTGGAAATCTAAAAAACTTGGCACACCAATAACGTCAAGAAAATTAAGCGCAGTAATTTCTAAAATACTTTTGTATGAAGTTACCGTAATGCTATTTTACCTAATAGACTATTTTATTATCAACGATATAGTGTTAACATTTTTTAGCGTAGAGCTGCTTATAACTAAAATACTTGCTTTAGTTTTAGTATCAATCGAAGTCATAAGCCTTAATGAAAATATAAAAGCGGTCAAAGGTATTGATTTATGGACTTCACTAAAAAACTTGTTCAGAAGAGCTAAAGAAGTTACGCAAGACTTTAAAGACATAAATGCGAAAGATAAATAAAATCATAATTCATTGTACGGCTACGCCAGAAGGTCGTGAACACGATGTTGCAGACATTAGAAGGTGGCACTTAAAAAGAGGTTTTAACGACATAGGCTACCATTTTCTCATTAAGTTAAACGGTGAAATTTCTGTCGGAAGACCGATTACAAGACAAGGCGCACATTGTTCTGGACAAAATAGAGGTTCAATAGGTATTTGTTATGTCGGTGGTATGTCGAAAGATATGAAGAAAGCTAAAGATACACGAACACAAGCACAGAAAGACAGTCTTATAAAACTTATGCACGAATTAATTTATAAGTACAATAAAGATATGACCATTCACGGACACAACGAATATGCTAACAAAGCTTGTCCAAGTTTTAACGTACAAGAAGAATATGCGAATTTATAGTCTTATTTGCGTTCTAACGCTGTTTTCTTGTTCAGCGAACTATCACTACCAGAAAGCACTAAATAAAGGCTTAAAACCGCTTATTTCAAGTGACACGATAAGAATAGCAACTATTGACTCTGTGCCTATTGTTGTTCACGACACTATTGTATACGAAAAATACTTTAGTAGTAAGGACACTATAGTACACTATGAGAACGTATTTGTGCCTAAAACAAGGTTAGAAACACGAATAGAATACAAGATACACAGAGACACTATAAGATACGAAACACGTGTAGAAGTACAGAAAGCAAAAGCAAGTAAACAACCTAATTACTTACTATGGGTGTTTTTGATCGTTCTTGTTTTAGCAGCTATGCAGTTAATTAAAAAGTTTCTATGAACAAACGCTACAGACTTACACCAGACGAAGCCGAAATACTATTTAGATATAGAGGCTTAAAAGCAGCAAGTGAAGAAGCTGGTGTAGATATTGAAAGCGTTAAACACGGTTGGTTAAAAACTAAACAAGCAAGTCTATTCTTTAAGAACCCACTCCATAAAAACGAAGCAGAAAACAAGTTAGAAGAATTAAGTAAAAAGCTTATAGAAGACTTAAAACAATTTGCTCCTAAATTTCCCAAGTTAGTACGCACCGAAAAAACGAAAGATTATTTATTAGTAATTGATCCAGCAGACATACATATTGGCAAACTTGCAGATTCATTTGAAACAGGCGAAGACTACAACAATCAAATTGCCGTTAAACGTGTCAAAGAAGGCGTACAAGGCATTTTAAATAAAGCACAAGGTTTTCCTATAGATAAGATTTTATTTATCGGTGGTAACGATATTCTACACATAGACACACCAAGTAGAACTACGACAAGCGGAACGCCACAAGATACAGACGGTCAATGGTATTCAAACTTTCTAATAGCTAAACAACTTTATGTAGATATTTTACTACAGTTGATCGCAGTAGCAGACGTACATTTTACATTTAACCCAAGTAATCACGACTACCAAACAGGCTTTTTTTTAGCAGACGTAATAAAAACGCACTTCAGAAACTGCAAAAACATAAGCTTCGACTGTTCAATAGCACATCGTAAAGGTTATAAATACGGACAAAATCTTATAGGCACTACACACGGTGATGGAGCAAAGCACCAAGACTTACCGTTGCTTATGGCACAAGAATTTGCAGTAGAATGGTCTGAAACTAAATATAGGTACGTTTACACACACCACGTACACCACAAAACCAGCAAAGATTTCATAGGCGTAACCGTAGAAAGCTTACGTTCACCTTCTGGCACAGATTCTTGGCACCATAAAAAAGGCTACCAACACGCACCAAAAGCCGTAGAAGGCTTTATACATCACCGTGAAAACGGACAAGTAGCAAGACTTACACATTTATTTTAATTTTTTTTTGTAGCATTTACAAGGCTTACAGAAGTTTTTTGCATTTATTTTGTTAAAAAGTGGTTTTTTATTGTTGATAATTATAAAAGAATATATATATTTGTGTATACAAATTAATTAACACACTTAAAAAACACAAA